GCTGTTTCTACACCGCAGCAAATGGCACACCTACACGTTCACAGTATTATCCTGATGCAATTACTGTTGCTTCAGGTACTGAGATCTATGCGATTGTTGCAGATGATCCTGATACTTTGTACCAAGTAGCTGTCTGTTCAAGTGGCGTAGTAATGGCAACTGTTACCCAAAACGCAATTGGTACCAACATGTCCATTCTGGCAACTGCCGGTAGCACACTGAACGGTAACTCAGCATATTCAGTACTGAGCTCCTCCCCAGCAGCTACCAATACGTTCCCAGTTCGGGTCATTGACGTTGTTCCTGCTACATCACCTACGCCTACTACTTACAGCGAAGTGATTGTCAAGATCAACTTTGGTATCCATCAATATAACAATGCAACAGGTTTGGCTTACGCCTAAAGGGAGACAATTAAATGGCTATTTCACGCGCACAACTACTGAAAGAGTTGCTCCCAGGACTGAATGCATTGTTCGGTTTGGAGTACGCTCGTTACGGCGAAGAGCACAAAGAGATCTACGAAACTGAGACCTCTGAGCGTTCCTTCGAAGAAGAAACAAAACTGTCTGGATTCTCAGCCGCACCTGTCAAGAATGAAGGCTCCGCCATCGCTTATGACAACGGCCAAGAAGCTTGGACCTCACGCTACAACCATGAAACTATCGCTCTTGGTTTCTCGCTAACTGAAGAAGCAATCGAAGATAACTTGTACGATTCTCTCTCAGCTCGCTACACCAAGGCTTTGGCTCGTGCTATGGCATACACCAAGCAAGTTAAAGCGGCTAACACGCTGAACAACGGCTTCTCATCCTCCTACCCAGGTGGTGATGGACAAGCTCTGTTCTCAGCAAGTCACCCGCTAGTGTCTGGTGGCGTTAACAGCAACATTCCTTCAACCCCAGCTGACTTGAATGAGACTTCCCTGGAAGCCGCTGTTATTCAAATCTCACTGTGGACTGATGAACGTAGCCTGTTGATCGCTAGCCGCCCACGCAAGTTGGTGGTTCCGCCTTCACTGCAGTTCGTTGCTACCCGTCTGTTGGAGACTTCCCTCCGCGTTGGTACAGCTGACAATGACATCAATGCTATCAAGAACAATGGTTCGATACCTGAAGGCTACTGTATCAATCACTTCTTGACTGACACCAATGCATGGTTCCTGACCACAGACGTACCTAACGGTATGAAGCACTTTGAGCGTTCACCCCTGCAACAGTCAATGGATGGCGATTTTGACACAGGAAATGTTCGCTACAAGAGCCGTGAGCGGTATTCGTTTGGATGGTCGGATCCACTGGGTATGTTTGGCTCAGCTGGGGCTTAGTAACCCAATAGCAGTAAGGGTTGCAGAGGGGGCTTCGGTCCCCTTTGCTTTATGTGTTGCGTTATATTATTAGTTAGTGTATTATAGTCTCTCAATGACAAGGAGAGCACAATGACGCAAGGCATATACAAGATTATCAATGTTCTAAACAACAAGTTTTATGTAGGTAGCGCGGTTAGCTTTGTTGCCAGAAAGCGCAGACACTGGTGGGCACTGAGAAGTCAAAGACACGCCAATAAACATCTGCAGTCCGCATGGAACAAATATGGGGAAGCGGCATTTATATTTGTAATAGTTGAGGAGCTTGAGATTGGTGTAGATATATTGGCTGCTGAAACAGTGTGGCTTAAAGAACATGTTGGCAAGGAGTACTGTTATAACCTGGGCACAGAAGCAATTGCATTTCAGACGGGTATGTCTGGAGAAAAAAATGCCATGTGGGGCAAAACCTTTTCTCATACAGAAGGAGCTAAGGCCAGGATATCCGCAGCTAGCAAGTCGCGCATTCAAACAGATGAAGAGAAGAGTAAGCGCATCAAGACAATGCAGGGTCACTTTGTGGCACCATCTACCCGTGCCAAGATAAGTGCGTCCCTATCTGGCGAGAAGAACTTCAACTATGGCAAGCCTAGGTCTCAAGGGTTCATAGACAAGGTTAGCAAGGCTGTGGTGGCCTCAGACGGTCAGGGTAAGCAAACACTATACCCAAGCATTTCTGAGCTCAGGGCGGCCCTAGATATTAAGCCATCTACAGCTAACAGAGCGTTAAAATCTGGGTGTGCTATAACTCGTGGAAGATATACAGGATGGGCGTTTAAGTATGCTTGACACTCCCTATATAAAGTGATAAAACATACTAACCAAGAACCCCGACTCATACAGACTGGCTTGGCAGACGTTATAGAGACTGTATGGGCATGTGCTATAACACAAAGGAAATATATCATGGCAAAAACTACTTTTTCGGGCCCAGTGCGGTCTGGATATCAAGGCGGTGACGCAAGCTCACAAGGACCTTTAACTCCAGTTACTGTTAACTCTGGTTCAATAGCTGAAATAAATACCGGCTCTGGAGCATATGGTTTTTATACGCGTATCGAGCCAACCGCAGGTTTTGGTTCTAGCGACTATGAACTTCCGGGCGAAGCATATGGTGTGTTTGGGCGTACTCAAACTGGTGCGCCGTTTGCTACAACCCCTACAACAACTTTTAACCATATTACCGGTGTAGCTGGTAATTTTGCGGTTATTGGTTCATATGCTAATAATGGTTTGATGTCCGGTGTAATGGGTATTATTAATACCAACACTTTATCTGGTGATGCCGCTGTTATGGCGTTTATGCAGGGTGACTCTGGTGTTACGACTTGCCGTACAGCGTTTGGTGTTGCAATGGCTCAAACCACAGCAGGTTCTGGCTTTACATATGGTCTGGACTTGAAGATGCAAGACCCCGTTGCTGATGCTGGTGGTCCTTCTGGAGTTATAGCGTATAAAACTGCTGAAATCCGCTTGGCTGATGATGCTGCCGATGATCCTGTTGTCATCAAGGTAGGTAATTTTGTTGATGGTGCTGCTTCTGGTGTAGGCAAGGGTTCGTTAGGTATTGATTCTACTGATGGACTATTGTTTGTATCTGATGCTTCTGGCAACTGGCAAGCTGTTACTGTCTAATGTTGACTCATGAAGATCCGGAAGTTGCTACAATTGTGGCGCTTCTGGAATCCCAAAGAGACTTTGCAATGGGACATGCCGCCAAACTTGCTAAAGAAAATGCTGAGTTAATAGCAAAGATTAGCGGACTTGAGGCATCTAAACCCGCGTAGTCTTATCCTACCTTAGGAGATTAATTATGAGTATGCAATATGACGTAAAGTCAGGGCACTTAAATGTTGCTGGGTTTTTCCTCATAGGAAGAACTAGACTTAAAGGATTAATGACAGTGTCTTCTGGGGCATCAGCAATTACGCTCTGGGATACCGCTACCGTCCCTGTTACCGCCGAATATGAGCGCACTGGTACACTAATTACAGTTACTGAAAATGGTCATGGCTTAACTAATGGGCAAACATTGGGGTTAAACTTTGCTGTAGCCTCGCTGCAGGGAACTGCTGGTAACTATGTAATTTCTGTTCTAAACGCAAATACATTCACAGTAACGGACGTAAACACTGGTACGATTAATGCTGGTACAGCTTGTGTGTATGCCCAGCGGTTCCTAATGGCAGCGGATGGTAATGCAGCAGGCAATGTACAAACAATATTGATTCCTGGTGAGGGCATTCTTGCGCTTAATGGTATATATTTATCTGCGTCTGGTACTACTGGCGTGACTGTATTCTACGGATAAATCATGAAAATCAAGAAAATGGCAGATGGTGGTACAACTCCAGGATCGCAGCAGCCTACATATCCTTTCTATGGCAATCAGCAGACACAGGCAACAACAACTCCGCGTGTTGTGCAGAATGTAAATATTCCACAGCCTGGATTTCCCTTGAGTCAGCCTGCTAATACTTTGAACCAACAGCCTACTGCAATGAAGAAGGGTGGCAAGGTTAAGAGGTTTGCTAAAGGCGGAACGGTTGCTATTATAATTGCACCCAAAGTAGTGGATAAGAAAGACAAGTTTCCTACTAGGCCTGATGATAAGTATTTCCCAGATCAAGAAAAAGCTCCTTCTCCTGATGAGGGTTATAGAGGTACCAAGAAGCTAGCTAAAGGTGGTTCAGCTTCTAGCCGTGCTGATGGTATTGCACAAAGAGGTAAGACTAGAGGGAAGTTTGTATAATGGGAATGTTAGCTAATGCTGGGTTTGGTGCAATGCTTGGGCCAACCCTACAGCGCAAGATGACTAAGCCATTAGATAAGGCGCTCTCTGCAACTGAGATGGATGAGCCTAACAAAGCAATGGAAAGGATGATGCAGACTGGCATGAAGAAGGGAGGATCAGTTAGCTCAGCTTCTAAAAGGGCAGACGGTATAGCTCAGCGCGGAAAAACCAAAGGGAGAATAGTATGAAGCGTATTAAGAAGATGGCAGGTGGAGCGCTAACGGATTCATCTGGCAATACTGTTAGGTCTTCAGACGGAGAGGAAGTAAGTTATGGTGAGCCAAGATCTAACTCCCGCCCAGATATAGATGAGAGTCTGTATGATCTGAGAGAGAAAGCTAGCACTGGCTATGGCGGAATGGGATCAAGAAAGGCGGCTGAGCCTAGGGCAAGAAAAGAAGAGGCAAAGAGTGAGGAGCCAGCTAAGGCAGCTCAACCAAAATTTGGTACTGCATTTGCAGAAGCTAGAAAGGCTGGACTTAAAACCTTTGAGCATAATGGGAAGAGATATACAACCCAAGTAAAGGATGATGCTCCTAAGAAGGCACCAGAAGTTAAGAGAGAAGAGCCGGCAGTTAAAGCTGAAATACCTGGCCCAAAGAAATCTGTCAGTAGACAGCCCCAGCCTGGTGATGCTGAGTATGGACGGCAAAGTTTTGGCAATGC